TTTTCTGGCGAAGCAATTTTAAGTAGTGATCTTTCTTTTTTCTTTTTGAATGCTGAAGACTTTGCTAAACGTGCCATACGTCTAGCAATCTTACGTCTTTGTGCTACGTTAATAACACGTAACTCATCAAGACCCATATCTTTATTAAATTGTTCTATTGTTTTTGACATCTTATCATTTATCCCATGTTTTAATCGCCGTGAAGTTATTAAATGAAAACTCCATTCGGTCGACTAATTTAACAGCATTGCCTGATACTCTGTCTATCGCTACATACCCCTCTGGGTTAACCACTTTATATCCATTATTAGTACGAATAAACGTATTAGTCAATTGCCTTACACTATTTAGTTTTTTGACGATCTGCATTTTTGCGTCAATCAATAAGTTTTGAAACCTGACGACTTGTTCTAAATTACGTACATGTTTCTTGATTTCTCTAGTATATTCCTTTTGTATATTCTGATACTTCGCTTTTCCTTTAGGAGTCTTTAATTTATCCACTTGCGATTGTAGTTTATCAGATACAAATTTTTCATATTCTCTTGCATATTTACTAGGGTTTTTAATTGTTTCACCTACTCTTACTTTACTATTATAGTATGTTTTATATGATGCACCAGATAACTGACCTGTCATTGATGCCTGTAAATTTAAAAATTTCTTTAACATAGGTGCGTTAATTCTTTGAAATGTTTTACCTGTTTCAGATAGTATCTTTGTAACTGCGTCTGTTTCTGATTTATTAAATGTTGCTTTACCAGACACGTCTTTGTATGACGCATCATCCATCCAAACAGATGGTGTTTTTGTAAGTTTGTTTACGTCTGCACCAAAGGATGCTTTCATACTTGGTAAGTCTTTACCAGAATATGTTGTGTGCCAAACTACTCCAATTTTTGCTTTGTTTATTGTCTTTGCAAAGTCAGAATCACTAGGAACAGCATAAACAATAGTGTTGGGTTGAAATGTGATATATGAAACACCATCGATCTTAGTTTTTCCAAGATCATTTGTGAACATGAGGTCACCCTGAAGTACACCTTTAATATTAAGTTTTGAAAACTCTTTGAGAGCGATCTTAAACTTTGAATTAAGTTGACCAGATAAATCATTGTCAATCTCCTTATCAGTTTTATATAATTTTGGATTTACGTTAAATACAGACTTCTTCGCAACAAAGAACTTACCATCACTAGGGTCAGTACCTGCAAAAATAGCTGGAGCTCCATCCCACTTGACAGTCATATTAACAGATGATCTACTTGCACCTGCTAACATATCTCTTAAACTTCTTAAAAAATTTATAGCTGCTCTTCCACCTGGTACACCATGATTAATAATCTCATCTTCAATATGTTCCATGTGAAGATTTTTACCAGCTTGTTCTTGTATAAAACTAAGCATTACTCACCACCTCCATTTCCACCATTGCCACCTCCGTTTCCGTTTCCGTTTCCACCATTTCCGTTTCCGTTTCCATTACCATTACCGTTGCCATTTCCATTTGCAGGTGTCTCATCACCCCCACTTGTATTTTTTGGAACACCAAGAATATATCTTCCTTTATATCTTATTGTTTTTGGTACGCATTGTTTTAATTTTTTATCGTACTTCATGCCTGGTGGGCATCTGTTATCGTTCATTAAATCTTTATATGTTTTCATTACTTTGTTGCCAATGAGTTATATTTTACTGCAAGAGAATGTTGTCCTAATTTTTTTACACCTGCATGACCTGATTTGTTAGTTCTAATAGACATCTTCATAATTAAACTATCTGAACCAGACTTTAATTCTATTTCCCAATTTTGCTTAGAAGTTCTACTAGGATATGCTTTTACAAAATCTACTTGTGGTATGAATACTCCTAAAGCATCTTTTTCAGTTATCTCTGAATAAGTTTTACCAGCTGCTTTAATTACCATTGTAGGTGTGTCTGGTGCATCTCTTAAAACTTCTCTTTTAATATACTCTAAAGTATTTTTTCTATTTGCATTAAATAGTTTAATAACTTCTTGTCTCATTATTTCAAGATATGTATTGTAAAGTTCTTCATACTTTTTATTATTCTTTTTGTCAAAGTCTCTTAGAACTTGCGATGTTTTTCTATCTTTTTGAAATCTATTTGCTGGTGGCATACCTGGAATTTTACCATGTGCTTCTTTATGTACCTTAGCATAAATCCCTCTTAACTTATTACCTTGTCTGAATGAGTTGAATATAGTATTAACATAAGTGTTTAGTTTAGGTTCAGTAGTTTTCTTTCCACCTGCTTTTAAACTAACACCTAATATTGATTTATCAAAATAAATTAAAAATATATCACCTGGGTGTCCACCTGGTACACCTGCAGGTTTAGATTTGTTTGTTGGGCCCCATCTAGTCTCAACTATTTTTTTATCTTTGTTTTGATCTAGAATGTATTGATGAATTGCAATAGCATTGTTCATCTTATCTTCAAACTTTGATGAAGTATCTGCTCTATTAATTATCTCTTGAGCTTTTTCTACATCAGCTGGTATGATACATTTAAGTTGTTTAAGATTAACATCTAATAAGTACTCATGAAAAGATTTAGCATCTTTTGGTTTATATTTTTTTTCAAATGCAATGCATGGAAACAGTTCAGTAATTGAAGCATTTAAAGTTGTCTCACCCATTCCACCTGAACTTGGTTTAACAAATATTCTAAATGCTCTATCCTCAAAAGTACCATCGATAGGGTCTACACTAGATTGTGAGTCTCCTAATTTTGCGTTTACTCCAGCCTGTCTTAAATTTCTTAAAATCTCGTCTCTATCTGTTTCTCTGTCTGGTGAACGTACAATTATAACATCTCTTTTAGATGAAGAAAGTTTACTAGATTTTGAATAGTCTAATCCTCTAAAAATATCAATAGGAAGATTCATAGCATCTTCTTGAATAAGATTTGAAATCCTTTCAACGTGATTTACTAGTTGTGTTTGTCTGCGTCTAACCTGTTGTACGTATTTGTTGATAGCCATCAAGCCCTCCATTTATACAAATTAACAAGTATTTATTCGTCTGTTGGTCGCATAAACTTTGGGAATTCAAAGTTACCCCATGTGCAATGTCTATTCTGAAACTTGCAAAATTCCTCTGCATCCTCTTTAAATTCACATTTATGCACGATATGGTTAAACTTAGTATCCCTTACTTTATAAGATTGTCTCTGACCTGGTGCTATTTCAATCTTAAACCTTGAGTTTTTGGAACTTTTCATATCTAGACCCTATTGTTGATTTATCAAATAATGGTGTATCGTCTTCTTGATTCTTGTCAACGATATCATCTTGAGCTTTTACTTCTACATCGTATAGTTTCATTTTTGCTCGATCTACTCCAAGCACAAATCTTTTATTAACCGTAGGGTCATTGTATCTATTTTTAAGCTGTTTAACAGCCATCTGATTTAATTCCTCTAACTCATCTGTTGAGATAAGCGCAAACATAAAGTCTGCTGTTGCTGGTAGTCCAAATGATTCGGATGTATCTTCAAGTCCGATATCAGTTGAAACAAATCCACTTCTTGTTGTTTGTGTTGCTGTGACTATTGGTAGATTATTCTCTACTGCTAGTCCTCTTAGTTCCTCTGCTATTGCTTTTATTATTGTATATGAATTAATATTACTTCCACCTCTAAATCTAGATGAAGCACATATATTTAAATAATCCACAAATATAATATCTGGTTTAAATGATTTCTTAATTGCTAGTTCTTGTATTAACTGTCTAAAGTGATTAGTATGTGCTGATGCTGTAGGATATTCTTTAATAATAAGATTACCTGATGCTTTCTTTTTAACTTTTTCAATCTTATCTTGATACATTGTTTTAGGTAAATCATGTAAATCGTCAATACTAAGATTCATTAAATTTGCATCTATTCTTTCAGCGATACGCTCCTCTGCCATCTCTAAGGTAATGTATAAAACATTTTTACCTTGAGATAGACAGTTAGAAGCCATATGACACATGAACAAAGATTTACCTACACCTGTGCCAGCAAGTGCAACGTTCAATGTCTTTTGAGGTAATCCACCTTTTGTAATTTTATTAAAGAAGTCTAAATCAAAAGGTATTCTTTCTTCTACTTTATGGTAGTAGTTAAATCTCTCAGTAGAATCTTGTAAGTAATCGTGACCAACTCTATTATCAAATGAAACTGCTAATGCATCTGTAAGTAAAGTAGGTAATGCATCTGGTTTACGATTCTTATCTCTGCCTTCGATGATAGATATTCCGTCAACGATTGCATTGTATATTGCTTTTTCTTTACACCAGTTTTCAGTTGTATCACATAACCAATCGATATCAACATCCTCTTTTTCAAATGTAGATATTGTCTCTTTAATTTCTTTGAACTGAGACTCAGATAAGTCTTTGCGATTATCTATTTCAATTTGTATAGATGTTATCGTAGGTGTCTTATTATATTTCTGTATAAACTTTACTATCTCTTGAAAGATTACTTTATCATTTTTATCTGTAAAATAATCTTCTTTAATAAACGGAATTACTTTTCTAGAGTAATCCTCGTTCCAAATGAGATGCGATAGAGTTGTCTTCTCGATTGTTTTGTTCATCAATTATTTCCACTAATATATCACCAATGTATGTAAAAAACTCTTTGTCAAATACATCCCTT